TATGATCTCTTATAATTAGTAGTGGATGCCGAAAGGGTCCAATCACTACTAAGACGCTCATGGAGGTCTATTATGTTCGGAACAAATTCGCTTACGCTTTCAGTGCCAGAAACAACAAAATATCTGGCCGATATTCAAAGAAATAGTATTGGATTGGATGAATGGTTTAGGAGATTTGACACTGCGTTTGAGACGCATACAAATTATCCACCATATAATCTTATAAAAGAGGACAGTATTACTTTTAGATTGGAAATTGCTCTTGCTGGATTTAAGCGAGAAGAAATTGAAGTTACTACAGAATGGAATAAACTTTTTGTGGAAGCAAAAAAATCTGATGATGCTAGTGAAGAGTATTTGCATCAGGGACTTGCTAAGAGAGCATTTACTCGTACTTGGACTTTATCTGATGATGTGGAAGTTAAAGATGTTTCTTTTGGGGATGGACTACTTATTATTAAACTAAATAGGGTTATTCCAGAACACCAGAAGAAGAAGGTCTATGAAATCGTTTGACGAATTCAAAACAATTGCATATAAAAATGCGGTTCCACATACGGTCTACAAAGATGGAAAATCTCAAAAAATTGAGAAAGGAAAAGCAGTCCCAGTAAGAAGTAGATCAAGTGCCGGCGGTGGTGCTGCTGGTGATGGTGGTGGCAACGGAGATGGTGATTGATATAAATATTTTTGAATATCGTCGCCGCGAGGGGCAACTGGCAAAATCCAGTTGACACCCCTCCTTTTTATTGGTAGAATATTAAAAGGTAATGGAGTAAAAATGACTATTAAATTGATGCTTTTTAAATCTGGTGAAGATTTAATTGCAGATGTTTCTGAAATGCTCGTTGGTGATGATGATGAAAAACGAGTAATTGGATATTTTCTTACTAAACCCTGCTTAGTAAAGATGAGAAATCCAGTTCAAGTTGGGGATGATGAAAATAAAAAAACTGGGTTTGAAGTTTCCCTTTTTCCTTGGATTCCTCTTTCGTCAGATGAGAAAATTCCAGTTCCCGCAGATTGGTTAGTTACTATGGTAGAACCAACTGCAAAATTAAAAGAAATGTATATTCAGGATGTTTTAGACTATGGAAAAGAAAATAACAAAAATTATAGCGTTGGTGAACAATCTGATACTGATAAGTCAGATTGAAGAAGTTGGTGCCGATATCGGAGAACCAGATTGCAGACTGATTACTCCATTTGTGGTTAGAATCGACCAAACTTTAGAACCATTTCTTTGTGGATATACTAAACAAAACACATTTATGATTAGTTCGGATAAGGTTCTTACTCTTGTTGATCCGACTCCGACTTTACTTGAAAAATATGAGGACTTGATTAAAGAATGACTCAAAGGTTTTATACAAATGTTCAATTGATTGGGAATCAACTTTTGATTCGTGGAGTAGAAAATGGTAAAAGATTTGAAACGAGGGATGAGTTCTTTCCAACTCTCTTTATAAAATCTAAAAAAGAATCCATCCATAAAACATTATCCGGAGACTCTGTAGAACCCATTCAACCAGGAACTGTTAGGGATTGTCGCGAGTTTTATAAAAAATATGAAAATGTGGATGGGTTTGAGATCTACGGAAATGATCGATACATCTATCAATATATTTCTGAAAAATATTCGGAAGATGAAATTAAGTTTGACATTAGTAAAATAAAACTTGTAACTTTGGATATTGAAGTTGCTTCCGAGAGTGGATTTCCTGATGTAGAATCTTGTGTAGAAGAGATCCTTGCTATATCAATTCAAGATTATTCAACAAAAAAAATTATTACTTGGGGCGTTAAACCATTTAATAATACTCGTAAGGATGTAACATATCATCACTGCCCATCGGAGTATGAACTTCTCAATAGTTTTATTAATTATTGGATGGATGATGTTCCTGATGTAATTACTGGTTGGAACATTCAACTCTATGATATTCCTTACATTTGCAAGAGACTCAATCGTGTTCTTGGTGAAAAACTAATGAAACGTATGTCTAATTGGGGTCTTGTAACTGAAGGTGAGATTTTTATTAATGGACGTAAGCACACTTCATTTGATATTGGTGGACTGACTCAACTAGACTATTTGGATCTTTATAAGAAGTTTACTTATAAGGCACAGGAATCTTATCGTCTAGATTATATTGCAGAAGTGGAGTTGGGTCAGAAAAAACTTGATCACTCAGAGTTTGATACTTTTAAAGACTTTTATTCTAAAGGTTGGCAAAAATTTATTGAATACAACATCGTTGACGTAGAACTTGTTGACCGTTTGGAAGACAAGATGAAACTGATTGAACTTGCTTTAACTATGGCATATGACGCTAAGGTAAATTATGCTGATGTATTCTATCAGGTTCGTATGTGGGATAATATTATTTACAATTATCTTAAGAAAAGGAATATTGTTATTCCACCTAGAAACAAAACTCAAAAGAGTGAAAAATATGCTGGTGCTTATGTAAAAGAACCAAAACCTGGTAAGTATGATTGGGTAGTAAACTTTGACCTTAATAGTCTATATCCACATTTGATCATGCAGTCAAATGTATCACCAGAAACGTTAGTAGATGAAAGACATCCTACAGTTAGTGTAGATAAGATTCTAAATCAAGAACTTAATTTTGAGATGTATAAAGATTATGCTATATGTCCCAATGGTGCTATGTATCGCAAAGATATTCGTGGATTTCTTCCAGAATTAATGGAGAAGATGTATGAGGATCGAGTAATCTTTAAGCAAAAGATGATTGCGGCAAAGAAACAATATGAAAAGAAAAAATCAAAAGAACTAGAAAAAGAAATTGCTAGATGTAATAATATTCAAATGGCAAAAAAGATTTCTTTGAACTCTGCCTATGGTGCTATTGGTAATCAATACTTTCGATATTATAAACTTGAGAACGCGGAAGCAATCACACTTTCTGGACAGGTTGCAATTCGTTGGATTGAAGGTAAGATGAATATCTATCTCAATAGGGTTCTTAAAACTGAGAATATTGATTATGTTATTGCTTCTGATACTGACTCCATTTATCTTAATATGGGTCCTTTGGTTGAAACTGTATACAAAGGAAGAGAAAAAACTACTGAAAGCGTTGTTTCGTTCCTTGATAAGATCTGTCAAATGGAACTTGAAAAATATATTGAAAGTTCTTACCAAGAACTGGCGGATTATGTGAATGCTTACGATCAGAAGATGCAGATGAAGCGTGAAAATATTGCTGATCGTGGAATCTGGACTGCTAAGAAGCGGTATATTCTAAATGTTTGGGATAGTGAGGGTGTTCGTTATGATGAACCTAAACTAAAGATGATGGGAATTGAGGCAGTTAAATCCTCCACTCCTGCCCCTTGTCGTAAAATGATTAAGGATGCTCTTAAACTGATGATGAGTGGAACTGAAGATGAGGTGATTGATTTCATTGAGAATGCTCGTAAGGAATTTAAGAAACTTCCTCCAGAGCAAATTTCATTCCCCCGCTCTGCCTCTGATGTTCAAAAATATAAATCATCAGCAACAATTTATTCAAAAGGAACTCCAATTCATGTTCGCGGAGCACTTTTGTTTAATCATTACATTAAAGAAGCAAATCTTACGAATAAGTATTCTCTTATTCAAAATGGTGAAAAAATTAAATTTATTTACCTAAAAAAACCAAATAGTATTCATGAGAATATTATCTCATTTATTCAGGAATTTCCCAAAGAACTTAATCTTGACAAATACATTGATTATGACTTACAATTTGAGAAAGCATTTTTAGAACCACTCAAGATTATTCTTGATGCAATTGGGTGGAATGTAGAAAAAACTGTAAACCTTGACTCATTTTTTTCCTGATGGATTTGCCAATTAACGAAAAAGAATTGAATACAATTATTAGTGCTATGAGGTTGGGTGGGGATTCTGCCCTTTATCAAAAACTGTGGACCTATAAAATGAATTATTTGAATGATAAAACTGAGGAAAAAGAATGATGGATTTTCTTAAAGATATTGTAAAAGAAATTGGTGGTGAGTACACACAACTTGCTTCTGATATTGATGAGACTGAGACTTATGTTGATACGGGTTCGTACATTTTTAATGCACTGGTTTCAGGTAGCATATTTGGCGGTGTATCTGGGAATAAAATTACTGCTATTGCTGGAGAGTCTTCTACTGGAAAAACTTTCTTCAGCCTCGCCGTTGTTAAGAATTTTCTTGATAATAATCCCAATGGTTATTGTCTCTACTTTGATACTGAGGCTGCTATTACCAAATCTCTCTTAGAATCTCGTGGATTGGATACTTCCCGTATTGTTGTTGTGAATGTTGTCACAGTTGAAGAATTTCGTGGAACAGCATTAAAGGCAGTGGATATGTACATGAAAAAACCTGAAGGGGATCGCAATCCTTGTATGTTTGTGCTAGACTCCTTGGGGATGCTTTCCACAAGTAAGGAGATCAATGATGCTCTGAACGATAAGGAAGTTCGTGATATGACCAAATCACAACTTATTAAAGGAGCATTCCGTATGCTTACCCTGAAACTTGGTCAAGCAAAAATTCCAATGATTGTTACTAATCACACTTATGATGTTATCGGATCTTACGTACCAACTAAGGAAATGGGGGGCGGCAGCGGACTCAAGTATGCAGCATCTTCGATCATTTATCTCAGCAAAAAGAAAGAAAAGGATGGAACAGAAGTGGTCGGAAATATTATCAAGGCTAAGACTGCT